TCCCAGGGGATATTTTAGTGGAAGATTTGGTAGATGATATAGAAAACTTGGTTATGACGATTATACAAAAGTCTCACCAGCTTAGGGAACACAAACTTATAACTGAGTTATTTCCGACCACCGAGGACTTGAGAGATACTTTGGAAAGCCTATCTGCTTTGAGGCAGATAGCTGTCCAAATAGACGCAAAAAACCAACCAACTTTTCACTAGTCCTTAATTACACACGGTTTTATTAAAAAACGGAGGATTATCAATGACTTGTAGATACGGCAGAAAAACAGACGAAACACCTTACGATGAGTTAGATTACGAGGACAAACGGGAGTTAGAAGTTCGTTTTCTTGAGCGCATAAACGCAACAGACCTGTTGGACTTTTTTGACCCAACTCCTCAAGATTTAGACTATTTGAAGACGGTACTCGAAAATTTATCGCACACAGTAGGTACGCCAGAAGGCGACCACTTGAACAGCAAGTCACCTACAAAAGACGCTCAAGCCAGCGTAGGCAGAGTCTTTTATCACATTTTTAGAGACACCGTAACACCCATAATTGAACAACAATACAACGAGAGAGATTTGTTTTTGTGAGATGCAGAGCCTGTGACGCTAAGATAAATTTTATTTCTTGGCGTAAAAAAGTGGAGCAATTTGAAGACCTTTGTCTTGAGTGTAGACAGGCAATAGGTCTTGCTCCTACAACGGAAGAGACGACACTTGAATTGGGTTATCAAGAGGTGAATCATGAGTTGGATTGATTTGGAGCCTTACGAAGAATACTTTCCACAGGTGGTTGGAGCCGCAGGGACAGTAAACATACACCACTGCAAAGAGGGGAGGCACAACGACAGGCTATATTTAACATTAACCGAGGAGGGCAAAATTATCGCCTTCTGCCACCATTGCGGAGGTACGGGCGTACATACCCCTAGGCAACAGCAAAGGAAGCCTCTACGGGCTTCTTTGACCCCTTCTAGCGACTCTTTTAAGAAGTGGGGCGTACCTCCTTTGAAAGACTGGTCAACTTGCGGTCGGTGGAAGCGTGTTCCATTCGAGGACTTACCTCTGTTGACTCGTAAGTGGTGGTTCCAGAATGGCCTGAATGTCAGTGAGTACGAGGATGCAGGAGTCCGTTGTTTAGATGGCTCTCAATTTACCATACCCTTAACTTGGGAGGGGCAGGTATCTGGTTTAGCAATTAGACCTTTCAAAGAAAAGTTGCCAAAATGGATTCAGCTTGGTAGTAAACAGGTAGCACCGTTTACCCAAGCAGATAGCTCTCCTGATATCCTGGTAATTACAGAAGATTACCTGTCAGCTTTGAGGCTGAGCAGGTACTATGCAGCTTTACCTTTGATGGGTACGTCATTGAATAGTAAGCACTTTTTGGATATAACAAAATGGTATAAAACAAATAGAAAAATATTAGTATGGCTTGACAACGATAGTTCGATGGTTGTACAGAAAGCGAAGGATATCCGCAAAAGATTGGCAGTAGCTTTTCGCTGTGGTATGATTTCGATAAATAGGGAACCAAAACATTTTAGAAACGATTCCCAAATTAGAGAGGTAGTTAGTAAAAATGGAATTAAATTTAGTTAAACTGTTATCTAAGATAGATAATCATAAGAGATTCTCTCCTCTTATCAAAGAGGAGAGACTCTCAAAAGATATAACTTTTATCTTATCTCAACTTCAACCGTACTACACAGCTTGCAACAAGGAAGCTGTAGACTGGGATGAGTTCGATACTTGGTTAACTTTGAACCATCCCAACTTATCCGAAGAAAAAATCAAAACCCTGCGAGGCTATTTTTTTATGCTCAAAGGGCTGGAAGATGAAGACGGTACAGTTCTCAAAACCTTGTCAACTCAGTACTACGCAACCGAAATTTCAGACGTAGCAACAGATATCTCGTATGGTGATGGAGAGATGAGCCAGATTACCGAACTTCTTCGTGAGTATAATCTGGAGGTAAAGGGTATTGAATACGATATGGACGCACTCAACTTGTCCCCTACCGAGATGATTGAGGACTTGAAAAACCTCAAGGACACCGTTAAGTATTCTTGGTCTGTGCGAGAACTTGAGCTAATGCTTGGTTCAATATCCCAGGGAGATTTTTTAATTCTTGGTGGAAGACCAGACTCAGGCAAGACAACTATCTTGTCAACGCAAGCAGTCAACTGGGCTAAACAGTTAAAAGATGACCAGTGTATCTTGTGGTGTAACAACGAAGAGGACGGTCGTAGAGTCCGTCTACGACAAGTCCAAGCAGGTCTTAATTGGACAAGAGATGAAATTTTAGCAGACATCAACAAGGCTATGGAACTCTTTGATTCAAAGGTCGGGTCTCACAAAATTAAAATGCTGAATAACCCTTCCATGACGGTTCATGACATAGAAGCAGCCATAGAGTTGACCGACCCTAAAATTATTATCATTGACCAGATATGGAAAGTTTCTGGATTTGAAAAAACGAGCAGGAACGGTATAGACCGTTACGCAAAGTTAGCACAATACATCAGGGAATTAGCTCTTAAACATGGAGCTATAATAGGCGCAAGCCAGCTAGACGGGTCTGCTGACGGAGAAAAGTACCCAAAGATGGGGGCGTTGTATAACTCAAAGACTGCTGTGCAGGGAGAAGCAGACGCAATTATTACCATAGGTCAATGCCCCGAAGAAGGGGCAGACCTACGGTTTCTTTCTGCTCCTAAAAATAAACTTGCTTACGCAGACAACGAGTGGAGAAATGCAGGGGTGGCAGTAAAACTAGTGAAGGACAGGGCACAGATACGCTCACTCAAAAACCACCAAAGAGAGTCTACCGATGGTTGATAACATAATAATTTTAGATTTAGAGACTACTATTAACGCACCTACTCCGCACTTTGGGGCTTCTCCAACTTACCCAGAGAACAGGGTGGTAATGTTAGGCTACACAGACCTTGAGGAGTATTATTGTTTAACAGAGCCGAATGATATTAAGAGCTTTGTTACGCAGCTATGCGAAAAACAAAGCTTGATTGTAGGTCACAACATTGCGTTTGATGTGTTGTACCTTATGAACTATGGGCTAACTTCTGAAGTTTTGTTAAGTGACCAGATACACCTCTGGGACACTATGAAGTTTCACTACATACAGTCTGGTCGCTTGGATACAAACCCTTCGTTAGAGAGCGTAGCAAAGTTCTGGAGACTTCCTTTCAGGAAGGACACAGAAATAAAAGAAAGGTTCAGAGCAGGGATAGGTGCTGACCAGATAGATGAACATCTTTTATCTAGTTACCTAAAGTCAGATGTAGATATTACTGCTAAAGTTTTTAATAAACAAAAAGAACATGAAGACAGGTGTGGAGAAGTATTTGCTAACTACGTTCACGATTTAATGCAAGGAATAAAAGTCACTACGTCTATGACACATGAAGGGATACTCTTCGACACGCAAGGAGCCAAAGAGCAAAGCGAACGTAAGGCAGAGACTTTGAAGAACATGGAGGAGTTAGTTTCTGAAAGGTGGCAGCCTATGTTTCCGAAGGAGTTAATATTTAATCCTAACTCTGCTTTACAAATAGAGACGCTGCTTTGGGGAGGTACTCTGAGTGTACCTACCAGGGAAGTTGTTTTGGATGAAGACGGTAGTCCTGTTATCTACAAGTCTGGTCAAAAGAAGGGAGAGCAAAAAACTAGGAATACTACTGAAGACAGGCATATAGAAGGTATTGTAACCCAACAGTCGGTTGAGTTGTTTGATAATAGAGGGTGGGAGAAAAAGTCTGGGGCAAAGACATTAGAGTACATCTTAAAGTACGAACCTACAGGCAACGATGCTAGGCATTTTGTTCAAGACATTTTAGGTATAAGGAACCTTTCTAAAGCAATTAGCACATACTATCGACCCTATGTATCTTTTGTAGTAGAAGATACTTTGCATCCAAGTTATAACCACTGTGTTACACAAACAGGGAGGCTTTCCTCAAATAAACCTAATATGCAGAATATTAACGGGAAGAAAGAACAATGAGCATACAAGATTATTTTGTGGCTAGACCTACAAAAGCCTTTGTAGAGCTAGACTACGCACAGTTAGAGATAAGAGTTTTGGCACTAGCGAGTGGAGACAAACAACTTATTTTGGACATAAACAACGGCCAAGATATGCACAAGTATTTTGCCAGTAAAATATTTAACAAGCCAGAAAGCCAAGTATCAAAGGAAGAACGCAAGGT